CTAAGCGGGCTGTATCCACGACGGCAGCGATTTCGGCCCCGACGGGGGGCTGGAACGCCCGCGATGCACTGGGAGCGATGGAGCCGCAGGACGCGGTGATCCTGACGAACCTCTATCCGGGGACTTCGGACGTATTCCTGCGCAACGGGTACACGCAGTATTCCACCGGATTGGGTGGGCAGGTTGAATCGGTGATGACGTTTTCCGGGTTGACCTCCAACAAGCTTCTGGGGGCGGCGGGTAGTTCGATCTTCGACTGTACCGCAGGGGGCGCGGTTGGTGCGGCTGTTCAGACGGGTCTCACGAATGCCCGCTGGCAGTACGTCAACTATTCGAACACCTCGGGCAATTACATCTACATGGTGAACGGGGCCGACGCTCCGCGCTATTGGGATGGGACTACGTGGACGAATGCTGCGATTACCGGGGTGACGGTAGCGAACCTCATCCACATCAACGAGCATAAAAACCGCCTGTGGTTCGTTGAGAAGAACACGATGAACGCTTGGTATCTGGCGACCTCTGCCATTGCCGGTGCGGCGACGAAGTTCGACCTGACCGGGGTAGCCATGATGGGCGGCTATCTCATGGCAATGGCTACGTGGACGATTGACGCCGGTTACGGGGTGGACGACCTCGCGGTGTTTGTGACCTCTCGCGGTGAGGTGATTGTGTATCGCGGGACGGACGTATCAAGCGCAACGACTTGGGCGCTGGTCGGCGTGTGGCAGATCGGCGCTCCCGTTGGGCGTAGGTGCATGGTGAAGTTTGCCGGGGACTTGCTGATCATCTGCCAGGACGGGGTTTATCCAATGTCCGGTGCGTTGCAGTCCTCGCGGGTCAATCCTCGTGTGGCGCTGACGGACAAGATTCAGTTTGCTGTGTCGTCGGCCATCTCGACCTACGGGGATAACTTCGGCTGGGAGCTGATCCAGTTTCCAAAGGAAAACATGCTGTTCCTTAACGTGCCGATTGCGGTCGGTTCGCAGGAGCAGTACGTCATGAATACGATCACCAAGTCTTGGTGCAACTTCACCGGATGGGAAGCGAACTGCTGGACGATCTTCGGGGATGACCCGTATTTCGGCGGGAACGGGTACATCGGTAAGGCTTGGAACGGCTACGCGGACAACGGGACGAACATCAACGGCGACGGGCTGCAAGCCTTCAGCAACTTCGGTTCCCCCGGCAAGCTGAAGCGTTACACGATGATGAAGCCTTACCTTCGCTCGGACGGCTCGCCTGCGTTGTCGGCAAACCTGAACATTGATTTTGATACCTCGGACACTACGGCCACGCTGTCTTTCAGCCCGACAAACTATGCGCTGTGGGATACGGCGGTTTGGGACGCTGCGGTGTGGGGCGGTGGTCTGAACGTCCTCCAGAACTGGCAGGGCGTGAACGGTGTTGGAGCGTGGGCAGCGCCTCGGCTGAAGATCGCTTCGCAGGGCATCGCAACGCACTGGGTGAATACCACCATCGTCATGGAGCAGGGCGCGATCCTGTGATCGTCACTGGGTCGGGTGTCGTTGAATGGGTTGCGAGGCAGACAAACGAGTTCGGGAACTTCGGTACGGAGGCCGGGATTGGATTGTCTAAAGATGGTGCCTTGGTGGCCGGAGTCGCTTACGCCGAGTGGAATGGCCCCAACGTTGTGTGTCACATCGCGTCAGATGGAAGCCGCCGCTGGCTCTCTAGGGCTTACCTATGGGCGATCTTTGACTATCCCTTCCGACAACTCGGATGCGAGCGCATCACGGTATGCGTTGGGGAAGGAAACAAAGACTCGCGGCGTTTCGTTGAACACCTCGGGTTCACGAAAGAGGCTTGGTTGACCGGAGCGCATCCCACCGGGGATTTGATCGTTTACTGCATGTTCAAGGCTGAATGCCGATTCTTGAGAGAACCCTATGCAAAGCATGGAACCCATCTACTTCGCGCCGCAGCGTAAGCTTGGCGGGGGCTGGATCTGCTGGAAGGATTCGCCTTCGCCGCCTCCCGCGCCTGACTACACCGGCGCTGCGAATGCAACCGCTGCCGGGAACCTTGAGGCCGCGAAATACGCCACTGCCGCGAACCGGGTAAACCAGTATTCGCCCTACGGCTCCTCGACGTACAAGCAGGGCAATCCCGGCTCCGACACCGACCCGCAATGGGCGCAGACGATCAGCCTGTCTCCTGTTGGTCAGCAACTCCTCGACTACGCGAACAACTCTGCCCTTGGACTCGGTTCGCAGACGGGTCAAGCCCTTGACCGGGTAGACCAGAGCCTGTCGCAGCCGTTCGACATCAACAGCGCGAACGATGCCACGCAGAAGGCTTACCAGAACATCACTTCGCGGCTTGATCCGCAGTGGGCGCAAAGGACGAGCCAGCAGGAAACGGCCCTGACGAACCAAGGTCTGCGTCCGGGGATGGAAGCGTATGACAACGCCATGCGCGACTTCAACTACGGCAAAAACGACGCTTACACGCAGGCGAACACGCAGGCGATGGGCTTTGCCCCGCAGGCGATGCAGATTGAACTCGCTGCGCGTAACCAGCCGTTGAACGAACTGAACGCGCTTCGCACTGGCTCACAGGTGACGAACCCGCAGTTCTCCAACGTGCCGCAGCAGCAGACCACGGCGGGGGCAAACCTGTCGGGCGCTGCGCAGGCGCAGGGGCAGTATGACCAAGGGCTTTACAACGCTGGTGTTGGGCAGAGCAACGCGATGATGGGCGGGCTGTTCCAACTTGGGGCTGCTGCTGCTGGTGCGCCTTCTGGCGGGTTCCTATCGTCCTTTTCTGACCGTCGTCTGAAGTCGAACATTGTGCGCCTTGGCGATCACCCGCTTGGGATTGGTGTTTATGAGTACGACATCTTCGGACACCGCGAAATCGGTGTAATGGCCGACGAGGTTTTGGATGTGATGCCGGAAGCCGTGTCGGTTCACCCGAGTGGATTCATGCAGGTTGACTACGGGAGGCTCTAATGCAGACGGTCAACTTCCAAGCCCCCACGGACGCCGCCGCAGAAGCGGAGCAAATCGCCCGCTCGCGCCGTTATGCAGAACTCATGCAGCAGCAGTCCATGCAGCCTATGGGCGACACGCAGATGGCTGGCGGCTGGGCGATCCGCAAATCCCCGTTTGAGGGGCTTGCCAAGATGCTGCAAGCCTACGGCGGCAGGAAGGGGCAGGAAGCCGCCGACGAGCGCACCAAGGCCTTGGCCGACAAGGTTCGGCAGCAAGGGGTGGCGGACGTTTCCGCGTTCACCACGGCGTTGCAGGGCAAGCCCGCGCAGGCTGAGATCCCGGCGAACGAGATGGATTACATGGGCACGGCTGCGGCCCCCGCACAGGCAGGGGACAAGTCCAAGGCTCTCGCCATTGCGCTGCAATCTCAGAACCCGATGGTGCAGGGCGCGGGTTCGTCCATGCTCGCCCAAATGCTGAAGTCCCAAGACCCGTACAGCCTGCGCGAAGGCGAGAAGCGGTATGGGCCGAATGGTGAGGTTATCGCGGCGAACGACAAGCGACCGGAAACTAAGGTTCTGTCCCCCGGCCAGACGGTGTTCCAAGTCCCCACCCAAGGGCCTGCCGTCCCGCTTGCCAACGTCCCCGAGAAAGTGGACTACAACAAGCCTTTCCTCCCGGACGGGAAGCCGAACCCCGCCTACCAAGACTACGAGTTTGGAAAAGCCCGCGCCGGGAAGCCCGACATCAACAGCACGGTTATCAACGCTGGCCCGAAGGCTTTCGAAACCGAACTCGGGAAACTGGACGCGGAGCAGCTCGGAGAGTGGCGCAAGAACGCCATGTCCGGTCAACAGACGCTCGGGATTGTCGAAAACCTGCGTGGCGCGATCAAGGAAGGCGTGTACTCGGGCGGCGGCGCACAGGCCAAGACTGCTGTGGCAAACCTCATCAACGGCATTACTGGCGCGACTCCGAAGGCCCTCCCCGGTTCGCAATTGTTCAACGCCGAATCCAGCAAACTTATTCTGGAGAAGGTTAAGCAACTTGGCGCGAACCCGTCGAACGCAGACCGCGACTTCATCGAGAAAACGGTGCCGAACCTTGCTACCAGCCCGCAGGCTCGGGATGCCCTTATCGGGTTCCTTGAGAAAAAGGCAACGGAGCAGATCGAGATTTACAAGAAGGCCGATGCCCATGCTCGCCAGAATAACGGGCTGAAGGGGTTTGCTCTGTTCCCCGGATCTGCGCAAGACATCCAATCCCAAGCTGACGCGATCATCGGGAAATAAACATGGCGACTGCCGACGACTACGCTGCGTGGATTGTCAAGAACCAAGACAAGAAGGGTACGCCCGAGTTCGACACGGTTGCGCAAGCCTACCAACTCGCCAAGAAAAAGCCCGCCACGGTAGATCCGCTTCAAGATAAAAGCTGGGCCGCGACCGAAATGTCAGGCCCGGAAAAGTTCATGGCGGGCGTTGGGAAGGCGGTTTATGACACTGGGCGCGGCTTGGGGCAGTTGACCGGACTGGTTTCCGCTGACGATGTGAAAGAGTCGCGGGAACGTGACGCACCGCTGATGGACACGGGCGCGGGCATGGCTGGGAACGTGGTAGGAAATATAGGCATGGCCTTGGCTCCCGGCGGGGTCGTAAAGGGCGCTGGCTCGCTTGCCGGAATGGCTGGGGCTACCAATGCAGCCACGAAGCTGAACGCCGTAGGGGGCGCTCTGATGGCTCCCAAAAGCGTCGGCGGGGCGCTGGGCGTTGGCGCTGCGCAGGGCTTGATTCAGCCCGCCGCAGACATGGGCGAGAGGGTATTTAATACCGGGCTTGGGGCTGGTGCTTCTGCGGCCATCCCGGTAGCGGGGAAAGTCCTTTCAACCGCTAAGGCTGCTGCCGAACCGTTCTACGAAAGTGGGCGGAATCAAATCTTGGCCCGCGCTCTGCGGGAATCGGCTGGCGGCGGAAAATACGCTGACGACGCTCTTGCATCCCTGAAGGGGGCCGGGGAACTTGTGCTAGGTTCCGCTCCGACCGCTGGGCAGGCCGCAAATAACGCCGGGATTGCGGGTTTGGAGCGTTCTGCGGTGGCGGTGAACCCCGCCGTGGCTGTCGAGCATACAAACCGCCTAGCGGCCCAAAACACGGCCCGCGTGAACGCTTTGAAGGACATGGCTGGGTCTGATGGGGCGCGGGACTTTGCGCGGGCTGAACTTCAATCGACCGCCGACGACCTTTACAAAGTGGCTTTTGAGAAAGGCACAGACCTTCGCCGCGATGCAGCCACGGGCAAGTTCCTTACCAAAGCGCAGCAAGCGGGAGTAAAGGGCGAGATTACCAAACTGATGAACGCCCCTGCGATGGCCGAGGCCGTTGAGAAGGCAAAGGTTCTTGCCGCCAACGAAATGAAGAAGGTGGACGACCCTGCCGGGTCTGTTCTTGGGCTGCACTACACCAAGAAAGCCCTAGACGACATGATCGGCGGCGCAAAGGGCAACGAGCAACGCATCTTGATCGGCCTTCGGGATCGGCTTCTTACGACCGTTGACCGACTCAGCCCAGACTATGCGGCAGCGCGGTCAGTGTTCAAAGATATGGCAAAGCCCGTGAACCAGATGGACACGGCTGCGGAAATTGCCAAACGGGCTATTCCTGCAAACGAAAATATGACCCTCAATTCCTACGCCCGCGCCCTGAAAGACGATTCAGCGGCAACGGCGCAGGGGTTTAGGAAAGCCACGCTTGAAGGCACGTTTGAGCCGGAACAACTTGCCGGCCTTAACGCAATCAAGGAGGACTTGCGTCGGGCGCAGTTTGCCAAAGATGCGGGCAGGGGGCCGGGTTCAGACACGGTTCAGAAACTCGCCTACTCCAACATCATGAACCAAGCCGGTGTGCCGAACATGCTTCGCAATCTGGCCCCTGGCCAACTCGTCGGCAACCTGCTTTCTCGCGGCGGGGATCTTGCTTACCAGAAGGCCAATCAGCGTCTATCCGAGAAGCTTGCTGGTGCGCTGCTTGACCCGAAGGAAACCGCTGCCTTGATGGCGATGAAGCCGAACGAGCGGGCGGCTCTGATTGGGGAAATGCTCAAGCGTGGCGGGGCAAGCCTTGGAATGACCGCCCCGGCATTGCTAAACGCGCAGCAACAGTAACCGCTTCAGTTTCCCGTCTGGCATCCAGCGGGAGACCGAAAATCTGACCGGCAGAAGTACACACGCCAGCAGGACAAACAGGGCGAGTGGCCGAAGCAGCATGGCTAGGGCAAATGACATAGCCGATCAATCTACCACAACTAACGCCGGGATGGCGTGAGGAGCAAGAATGAGCCGCAACGGGTCAGGTACTTACTCGCTTCCAGCGGGGAACCCGGTAGTCACCGGAACCACAATC